CAGTTGCACTATTTGAGGCATTCGTTGCTGCGGTTGACGCTGTTGATGCGGATGCTTGTGCTTGATTCTTAGATACTTCTGCGGCGTTGGCTGCGGCAGTGGCTAAAACTGCTTGACTAGAAGCATCATTTGTAGCATCTCCTGCACCACCGGGTCCTCGATATAAAGAAATAATATTCTCCTATATTTGTCTAAATACACTCGTTGAATGTACTTGGACAAACTCCCTAGCCGAAGCTAAGGAGCTTGAGTTGCCTATATTAGGCGTTTACTGCGAGAACAAAACCAGCCTCTGGACGAACTGTCTTTGTACCAAACAAAGTGTCAGCGGTATAGAGGGTTGATAAATATTCTTGCTTGTACTGAGTCTGTGAACGAACACCAAGTTGCTCAGCAAATACCATAGTATCAGTATGGAACAAGAGAGCAGCTTTGATTGCATCGCCAACAGAGTTGTCGCCAGCGGTCTCAATAACAGGCATATTGCTTGATACATAAATATCAATGCCATATAGTTTACCGATTTGACCATTCTGTACACCACGACCATCAACGAAATCAGAGCTGTTATAGCGGTCAACGCCCATGATTGCATTGCGGAGTGATGGAGGAATAGCAAACTTACGACCATCCATTGGAACATCAGCGTCGTCCATCAACTGGATGAGCTTACGGAAACCAGCATCGGTGAATACATCGGATGTGGTAACAGTGTCGAGTGCATAAGCGGTTAAACCAGTAGATGCATCGATAAAGTATGCGTTGCTGTGAACCCAGTCAGAAGCGTCGCCGTCGCCAAAGGACTTGCCTAAAGCGATGAGGGTGTCGTCAACTTTCTTAGCCAAAGCGTAACCAGCATCTTCAGTGTAGAACGAACGCAAAGAAGACAATGCTTGAGTCTCGACGATGTCTTCGATGAAACGGCTATACTCGAAGTGTTGGTCGATGAGAACTTGTACTTCGCTCTCGGTGTTAGCTTGGATGGTTACTGCAGTGTTAGCTGCTTTGGCTGCTGCTGTGCCACGAGTTGGCTTAGGAATATGCAGTGTGTCGCCTTTTTTGCCTTTGAAAGACATTTTACGGACGAGGTTTGCAAGAACTAAGTTTGCTTTGTATGCAGCGATGACTTCGTCACTCCAAATCTCTGGAATGAACTTGTCTGCTGCGGTTTTGTTAACGATAGATGTACTACCGCCGGGGTATGTTACTGCTGCCATGATTAATTTCCTTTATGAATTATTAAGTCTAAAATTACTTAACTCTCCCTTCGCTATAAGCCATCAAGATTTCATCCTGAAGTGCTTCATAACGACTAGGGTCGGTCAGTTTCAATTTAATTAGGTCTGCTCGACGATATACTTTCCTGCTAGTCTCACCAGCACCACCAACATCAACAGAGGCAGCCTTCATTGCTTGTTCTTGAGCTTTGCTTTCTACTGCTGCAGTTTGAGTCGTTTGAGTCTGCTGTTTGATTTGTTTAAGTTCTTTGTAAGTACTTAACAATTCATCAGCGGCATCAAAGTCAAATTCTGCATCAGCTTTAGCAAACAAGTTCAGTCGAATCTTAGAAGATTTAACCCAATCTTGGAACCCAGTATCTTGTGCGATAGTGGTGAAATCGGGATGTTTAGCCGACAGTTGTTGTGCCGTCTTCATCTTCTTCATTTCTAATGCTGCTTGTCTAGCTTCAATTACAGCAGGATGCTTCTCTACTTGTCTGTTGACAGCCTGTTTAGGGTCGACAAAAAAGTCTTCTTCAAGCGATTCTTCAATAGGCGCTGTTTCTTTTGTTCGAGCTTCGAGTTGTTGCTTTAAAAGCTGGTCTGCAAGACTTCGTACTTCGTGAACCTCGTTTGCTTGACGACCAATGAGCTTTTCAGCTTCTTGATGCATCTTTGCAATTTCTATTGCGGACTTACCTCGATACTTCTCAGGTAACTCTTCGGTTGGTTCAGCTTTGACACCAGCCTCTTCAGCTTGCCCTGCAGTAGTGCTGTCAGGGACTGGGGTTGTAATGTCTTGTACTACTTCTTGCTCATTGCTTTCAAACAGTTCTTCTTCTTGAATAAAATTTGCTGCCATTTAAAGTCTCCTGTCACCGAATCAAGTGATTTTAGGATTAATAATCTGAGGCTCTACCTGCGGTAAAGGTATCTCAGGCGTTTTGCTTTGCTTCTTGCTTCTGTTTGTCTTCGTGCCTTTTCGCCCATCTATCATAGGCGGAGACGAAAACTGGGTCAGTGCCATCCAAACTAATTCTTATAGGAGAAATAATTCGGTTAGCAACTAAACCACATTCACATTGAACTTCTGTTGTTGTATCGTTAACAAAACTCTCTGTGATATGTCCTGTAGAGCATTTAAAGTCATATAACTTCCTACTCATTCGCTGTATCTCCTTGCAACCTATTACCTTTTTTCCAATTATCTATAGCTGTGATAATCTGAAGATTCCAAGGTACATGAAGACCACATACTGTTTTTCCTCTTAACGGAACAATGTGGTCAACCACATGAGCTATTCCACTATATTTTGTAAACATTGATGCTAATGAATATCTACACTTTATTGCTAATAACTGAGACGGAGACAACCATGTTGGAGTTGCTTTTAATTTGCTTGCTCTTCTTCGAGCCGTCCGTTCTCTTTGTTTTACAGTTTCAAATTTTCCAATTTTTTCATAGTATTGTTTAGAATATTTTGCTTCTTTATCTCTATTCTTGCTATGATATTTTTGATTTCCTTTATTTTTACATTCTTTACAAGATGGATGTAAACCATCTTTTTTGCTTATGTTTTTACTAAATAAAGAAAACACTTTTTCTTTTTTACAACATGAACATTTTTTACTACTCATTCTGAGCTGCTCCCGCAGAGTCGTTAATGAGCTGTTCGTAGGACTGCTCGGATACATCTTTAAGACTGAGAAGCCATTGGAGTATGTCCAACTGTCCTCGCTTTAGATGTAAATCTGCTTCATTTTGGATTGGTAAGACATTGTTTAAGGAATTGAACATATTCTGTGCATCTTCCATTAAGTCTTGCCAACCCTGAGTAGCCGTCATTGCCCATCTGGCATCATAATATTTCTGTAACTTCTCGTCTATCATTCTTTATCCTTTTGGAGAATGTATGTAAGCACTCACTTACATTTATAGCGGTATTTTACCACAACTTCGGTAAAAAGTCAAGTGTTTTTTATTGGTTTCGTTGTTTTTGCATCTGCAGTTCTACAATCTTGCCTTTATTTTTAATATCAGCCTCTTTGAGCATCAATTCAGCAATCTTGGCTCTCTTTTCAAACTCAGATTCTTTGTTTTTACCATCAATGTTGGTAGAAAGTGAACTAATCACCTTTGCACGCAACTCTTCAGGCATCAATTGGGTCTCTACAACAGTCTTAGCCGCCTCTGCAGAGTCTCTTTGCGCCCTAGCCTGCAGCGATTGGGTAGTAGCCTGAGCCTGTTCCATCTGTAATTGCTGTGTCATCTGCGCCATTTGAGCCTGTTGTGGGTCTGGTTGACTCATTTGGGTCAATGCTTGCTCTAATTCAGCCCGATTGGATAGGCTAGAGTTACCGATGATGCCTTTGAGGATGATTGGTAGAACTGGTGTATTGGGACCGAGGGTCTGTAATAGGCTAATGAGCTGTTGTTGTTCGTATTCACGAGCCATAATACCCAAAGTAGCAGTAGGAATAAACTTCATATCTACTGATGGGTATCTCTCAGGGTCAAACTGCATATAACGGAAGGCTGCTTTCTTGATTAATGGCACCATAAAGTCTTCTTGGAAGTTCGTTAGGGTGCGTTTGTACTTCTTGATGATACCAGCCATTGCCATAGACATACCAGCGCCAGAAGCATCACGAGAAGCCTGAGACACAACTCCTTGGCTGTCTAGAGTTCCAGTTGCCATCAGGAGCATACGCTCGAACTCTTTCGAGGTAGCGAAGTTCTCAGGGCTAGTCTGACCGAACTTGAATGGCATCATAATCTCAGCAGGATTACCATTGGTCAAGAGTGCTTTACCGGGTTTGACTTCAAAGCGTGAACCACGAGGTAGACGAG